TCTGTTATCAAATTGAAAGCATTGAATTTGAAGATAATATTTTAGTTGCTAATATAAGAATTAATGGGGAGGTGTACACAATTTGATAACAGATAAAGGTTTTATAGTGCCTACAATAGATGAAATATATACAAGAAAATTAAATGACTTTAAAAGTGTAAAGCCAGATTTAAGAGAAACTGACAGCAATATCATTATTGCTTGGTTAAGGTTTGATAGTGCAGAAGAATACGATAGTTATTTACAAGCATTATCAGCATTTAATCAATTATCAGTTTATACGGCGACTGGGAGCAACTTAAATGCTATAACAAGTCATTTAGGTATGACTTGGAATAAAGCAAAAAAAGCAGTAGGCAAGATTACAGTTACAGCAGAAATTGGAACACAAATACCACAGGCTTGGGGTGTAGAAACTAAATCAGGGGTTAAGTTTATAACTCTAAATACATCTACCATCACAACAACTGAAAGAGAAACAGATATTGAAGTAATAGCATTAAATGCTGGAACTGACGGTAATGTAAGTGCAGGAGCTATAACAGAACAAACTGAAATTTTAACTGGTGTAATTTCTATAAATAACAAGTTAAATACATTAGGTGGAAAAGACTTAGAAACAGATACTGAGTTAAGAGAAAGATATTTAAAAAGACTTGATAGAAAGAGTTCATTTACAACAGATGGTATAAAAAATTATATACTTCAAAATACAAATGTACAGAAATGTCAAGTCATAGAAAATGATACAGATGATTTTGATAGTGCTGGAAGATTGGCACATAGTTATGAATGTATTTGTTATGGAGATACCAACGAAAATATCTTAAAAGCTCTTTATGAATATAAAATTGCAGGAATAAGAACTGTTGGAGATATTACAAAAAATTTTGGTGAAATAACAGTAGGCTTTACAAGGCCAACAGAAAAGACTATATATTTGAAAGTTGAAGTTGAAGCTATTAAGGAGATTTGGAAAGAAGATTTTAAAAAAGTAATAAAAGATATTTACTTAAAATATTTAGATGAAGTTGAGCCAGCTGGAACTATTTATCTATATAAAATAATTGGAGAAATTTATAAAAATACAAGTGGTATAAAAACACTAAAACTTAAATTAGGAGATGTAAAATACAGCGAGCGGGAAGCTGATTATATTTTATCTACTAAGGAAGTGGCAGTTGCTAATGAAAATGACATAACTATTGAGGTTAATCAATGATTTTAAATCGTGTCCCGCATATATATCATAATACAGTATATTCTAAAAAAATGTTTGAAATAGCAGAAAACAAGCATTTTATAATAAGAAATGTTTATAATTTAATTTCTAATTTCAATGATATAGATAAATCAGAAGGCTATTTATTGGATTTACTAGGAAGTAATTTTAAAATTCAAAGAAATGGTTTGAATGATATTGAGTATAGGAAAATACTAAAATTTGAAATATCACTTTTACAGTTCTTAGGAAGTCCACAGGAAATTATAAGAATTTTATCAGAATATTTTAAATTGAATGATGAAGAATTTAGAATACTTGAACTATCTGGGAAAATACTTATAAGTATTCCAGAGAGATTAGATAAAAAAGAAGTTTTTAATTTAGTAAGAAAAATTAAAGGTGCAGGTATAGGTTTAGAAATTATCAATGGAGTTTATGTAGAAGATTACTTAATTTCAGAATTACACGAAATGACATTAGAAGAAATTGAAAAAATTACACTAGCAAGAGAAGAATACTATATTGAAATGTATAGTTTATCAGAACTTGAAGAAATGGAATTAAGTCAATTAGAAGATATTAAAATTTCAAGGAGGTAAAAATGACACAATGGATAGAAGATCCACAAGGAAGATTAGAGGTTGAAAAGGTAACAAAGGAAATGAAATTACCAGTATGGAAAGCAAATCACAAGGGAAAGTTTAGAGATTTTTGGAATGAGTTATGGGATAAAATTGAAGATTATGTTGTTAAATTAAAAGGAGATACAGAAAAAAAATCAAAAGGCTTAAACGATAGACTTGTATCAGCAGTTGGAAAACACGACGGGGATTTTCCTATTTCAAATGCTGTTGTTGGGAATGTCTATTATTCAGAACTAACAAAAAAATATTATAAGTGTAAAATTGGTGGACCTGCTCCAATGCCAAATGGAAACTTTATAGATATGAGTATATTAGAAAATCTTAATAGATTGGAAAATCTAATAAGTTTTAGAGCAGAAACTCTAAGTCTTACAAGTAACAAGAATACAATTGGGAACTTTGAATTAATTATGTGTGGCAACATAAGATTAATCTCTTTTACTAATATTTATATTAAAAATGACTATGAAACTATCTTTGTAATGCCTGATTGGTTTTGCAAAGATTCAAAATTAATATATGGATCTTGTACAAATGGTACAGGAGGAGCAGGTGGTGAAGTTGCAGAAATTCATTTTGATGCTCCTAATAAAAAACTAAAATTTTATCCTAATATACATTCTGGATTTTCTTCAGATCTACAACTTACAGGACAGATTATGTCAGTTGCTCTGTAAAATGGAAAATTTAAATAGTTTTGATATCTTATATTCCAAAGTTGATGATTTTGGGAACTGGAAAGATTTAACTATAAATTTAATAAAACCAGCAGATGATTCAAAATATTCGCATTATATAATTTACACTGGACAAGGAAATCAAATAACAAATTCTATATTAGTAACTTCAACTACTCATTTAGATTTATATTTTGACTGTTATCAATATTCTAATCCAGGAAGAGTTGGTGTAGCATTTGCAACATTTGTAAATTCTACTACTGTAAAACTTAAAATATTGGAAGGACAAGCATCTGGTGACGGAATAGTTAAAATCCTAGCTTTTAAAAAAGTTTAATTAATTATAGAAAACTTTGGTTGTAAAAATATTAAAGTCAGCTACATTTGAAACTATATTTCCATTTCTAATTGAAATTTTATGAGGCTGGTAGAAATACTTGCCTCTCTCATTTCCAATCGTATAAGTTAAAAAAGAGCCATTTAAAGTTAGATTGTTTCCTAAATTGTGTATAAAACCGCTAGCTCCAACCCTAAAATTTGATTTTACTAGTAGATATCCACTAACAATTAAGTTAGTGTCTACTAAATAATTTATAACAATTGTGAAATTAGAAGTATCTACTTCTATAACTTTGATTAGATTTTCCAATCTATTCAGTTTTATATAATGTACCTAACAAATTTGAAGGAGGTACAAAGTATGGAACTAAAAGGATGGGAAAAGTTAAAAAAGGAAAATGTGGAGATTTATAAGCAGTATCTGAATAGTTGTAAAAGTAGCAACTATGAAACATGGGAAACAACTTATTCTACTTATATCAGTAATTTCAGGTTGTTTCTTATATGGTTTCAAGAGAATTATAAAAATAGGTATTTATTGAGTAAAGACACATTGGTGGAAATGCCTCAAATTATGGAAGAGTACAGAAACCATTGCAGGAGTTTAGGAAATAGCAAAAGGACACTAATGAATAAAACGACATCAGTTAGTAGCTTTTATTTATGGTGTGTTAGAAGAAATAAATGCAAGTTTCATCCATTTGACAAGAAATTAGATAGATTAAAATTTACTGAAAAAGACAAGGTTAGGAAAAATTATTTTTTAAATACTGAACAAATACTTACTGTTAGACTTTTTATGAAATTTCAAAGTAAAAAGTATGATATTCAAGATAGGATTTTATGGGAATTATTTTTAGATAGTGCTTGTAGAATTTCAGCAATTCAAAATTTAAAATTGGAACAATTAAGACTAGAAGAAGGATATTTTGAAGGAGTAAAAGAAAAAGAAGGTTATATAGTGAATGCTTTTTTCTTTGAAAAATGTAAGATTCTTTTAAAAGAATGGATTAAATACAGAGAAGATAAAGCAATATTTAGTGAATGGCTTTTTATAACAAAATATGGAAGTGTTTATAGACAAATGTCTCAGGGAACAATAAGAAACAGGATAAAAAAGATGGGACTAATTTTAGATATTCCAGACTTATACCCTCATACATTGAGAAAATCATCAATTAATTTAATAAATAATCTTGCAGGATTAGGTGTTGCCAGCAGTTATGCAAATCATACAAGTAGCAATGTAACTAGTAAACACTATTTACAAAAAGCTAATCCTATGGAAGTAAGAAATAATATTATTCAACTTCGTAAAAAGCTAGGAATATTTTAGAAAGGAGCAATAAATGAGTAATGTAATAAACTTTTATAAAGGTATAGAATTAAAATATTCAGTATATTCCAATAGTTTAGAAGATGTTA